CTTGCATTCTAAAAGACGGCACACAGACATGCACGGCGGCAATACCGTTTGCAGAAGGTCTGACCGTCCCTGACAACAAGACCATCGTCCTTGGCACAAACAGCGACATCACGATCCAGTATGATGAAAGCACCAATGACAGTCTTGAGATTGCAGCCAACGTAGAGGGCGCAGCGCTTGGCATCGTGCTGAAGGCTGACCAGGGCGATGACAATGCAGACCAGCACAAGGTCAGCATTGCTGACGGCGGCACACTGACGCTTGGCAGCAAAATCAGCGGCGGCTTTGTCAGCTACTTCACCCACACGCCCAACAGCACTGTCGCCAGCAGCACAACGGCTGTTGCAGGCAATCTGACAGTCGGCGGTGATCTGACGCTGGGATCAGGTGCTGTCATCAGCGAGGCAGAACTAGAGGCAATTGACGGCGTTACAGCAGGCACTGTGGCGGCATCCAAGGCCGTCATTGTGGACAGCAACAAGGACATTGCAAGTTTCCGCAACGTGACGCTGACCGGCGAGTTGGATGCTGGAAGCCTAGACATCAGCGGCGATGCCGACATTGATGGCACGCTTGAAGCTGACGCCATGACGCTGAATGGCACGGCGATCACAGCGACTGCCACGCTCGACACAGGCATATCTAACAACAACGTGCCAAAGTTCACGAGCGGCGTGGCAGATGATGATTTCCTGCGCGTGGCTGGCACGGCCATTGAAGGTCGGTCTGCGTCTGAAGTTCTGTCAGATATCGGCGGTCAAGCCAGCCTGACATTCGGCATCAGCAACACAAACGCCGTTAAGATTGACAGTTCTTCAGTAGCTGATGACGAGTATGCCAGGTTTACAGCTAATGGCCTAGAAAGTAGGGCGACATCTGAAGTGCTGTCTGACATCGGCGCACAAGCATCACTGACCTTTGGCATCTCAAACACCAATGCAGTCAAGATTGACAGCAGTTCAGTGGCTGACGATGAGTTTGCGCGTTTTACTGCGAACGGGCTTGAAAGCAGATCAACATCAGAAGTGTTGTCCGATATCGGTGCGGTGACACAGGCAACCGCGCAAGCCGATGCCACAGCTTTAGCAATAGCGCTTTCATAAGAGGTAAAACATGGCCAACACTTTTAAAGTAGTATCGCACGATGTGATGCCAGCAAGTGCTGGCACGCCAGAAGATTTATACACAACGCCTGCGTCAACCACGACTGTCGTCATCGGATTGTTGATTGCAAACATTCACACGGCGCAAGTCACCGCATCGGTGAAGCTGGTCAGCGATACATCTGGCGGGGGCAGAACCGCAACCAACACCACCACATTCCTTATCAAGTCAATGCCGATACCTGTTGGTGCGTCAATGGAGGTGCCGCTAGGCGGCAAGCTGGTTTTGGAAACCACAGACAAAGTGCAAATAGATTGCTCTGTTGCTGACAAGGTTTCAGTCACCATGAGCATTATGGAGATCACCTGATGAGCCAGGATCGTTTTATTGGCAAGGACGGGCGGCAGACCAGCTACGAGAGCATCATCCGTCAGAACGAACAGACTGTGGTTGCAAGCCTGACGATTGATGCAACGAACAGTGGGATGTCGGCTGGCCCCATCACGATTGACACCAGCACCACCGTCACTGTTAACGGATATTGGAGCATCGTATGACCAGCGTATTGAATGTAGATACCATTGCAGATAAGGCTGGTACGGGGCCGGTTGCGCTGACGAAGCAGACAGCTTCAAAGGCTAGATTTACAGTCAATCAGGCGAACAACACTACAGCGTTATCTTCGTTTAATATTTCTAGTTTAGAAGACCAAGCTACAGGTCGGACAAAATATAATCTTACCAACTCATTTTCTTCTACAAATGAACATGGTGCCGTTGGCATAGGCACAGATGCTGATAATTTCTACTACTACACAATCTACAGTCAGGCAGCAGGAAGTGCTATTTTTGCACAAGGCGCATCGTCGCACGATATTGATTTTGCGACAGTGATAGCAGACGGAGACCTCGCATAATGGCAAGCATACTCAAAGTCGATACAATCACAGGCGTAACCACGGCTGGCTCTATTGCGATTACCGGCGAGGGCAACTCGACCACAACGAATTTGCAGCAAGGGCTGGCGAAGGTGTGGTGTGCGTTTAATGGTACGGGAACTATTGCAGTTAGAGATTCATTCAATACGGCTAGTCTTACTGACAATGGAACAGGCACACACACTGTCAATTATACGTCGGCGATTGCAACAGTGGAATATGCAGTGACAACAAGTCATCAAGAAAATCAAGTTAATTGCTGCTACGTAGGACCAACAGTAAGTAGTGTTAGAGTTGATAGCCGAAACGATGCTGGAACATATTCTGATATTGACCATAAAACGGCAGTAGCACACGGAGACCTCGCATAATGGCTAGTGAACTGAGAGTAAACACCCTCAAAGATGCCAGCGGTAATAACAGCATTGGCTTGTCATATGTCGCAGAGGGTACAGCAAAAGCGTGGATGTCTTTGAATGGCACTGGAACTATCGCCTTGCGTGACAGCTTCAACATCAGCGGCGTTGTAGACAACGGCACTGGAAGCTATACACCCAGCTATTCGTCCAACTTTGGTAACGCAAACTACAGTGCATCGGGTGCTGGTGGCTCAAGTAATTCTAACGCAAATGTTCGGTTAAACACTCCAGCAGCAGGTAGTCAGGATTTGGAGACACGGGCAAGTAACAGCGGAACTCAGTATGACGAAGCATATACTCGCTTCACAGCCACGGGAGACCTCGCATGAGTAAGGCAGCAGAACTCGCCGCTGAAACTCCTGTTTTTCAAGGCACACACTTGTGGGATCGGCTCTGCTGGGCCAAAGAGAACCTTGAGCCGCACCAATCTGACTACCGTGTAGTGTACGAGGACAGTGTGGATGAGTGCGCTAAGATACTGGTGCCTGACCCTAACTGGATGGCTTGTGCATTGCAGGGCGGTATCCTGCCACCTGTGCAAGTCTACTGGGAATTGGCAAAGGATGAGTCGCAGCCTAACTTCAAGAAACACACGCGCGGGTATCTGCTGCACAACAGCAAGCCCGTTGATGCGATGACAGAAGAACAGGCGATTGAGTATTTGATTATGAAAGATGTGCCGCAGTCTGTGTGGCGCGAGTGGGATAGCGGCAACAAACCAAAGATGGTGATCTGCCGCAAGGAACAGCTTCCAGCGACTAGAGAGTGGCGCAACGCTTGGAAAATATCTGAAGACCTAGCCACCAATCATCACAAAGCCGCATAGGAGCAATCCACATGGCAACCACCTACATCGTTGACAAGGACGGTAATCAGATTGATGCGTCCACAGCCACAGTCCCATCAGACCGTCACTTTCGTGGTGCATGGTCACTTTCAGGTTCTGTTATTTCTGAGGACATGACAAAGGCCAAAGAAATCTTCAAGGACAAAATCCGTGAGGTGCGCGCACCACTGCTGGCAGCAGAAGATGTTGTGTATATTAAGGCGCTTGAGGCAAAGGATAGTTCTGCACAATCCGCATCTGTGGCCAAGAAAACAGCGCTGCGTGATGCACCGGCTGCGTCTGCAATTACCAACGCTTCTGACATTGCAGCGCTCAAGGCAGCTTGGGACACGGCTGTGCTTGGCGCAAGCCCATACGCATAATGAGCAAGCCTACCGCCGCATCTGTTCAGGCCCAGATAGACACTCATGAGGCTGTGTGTGCTGAGAGATGGAAGGAAACCATCCTGCGCATCAAGCGCATTGAGACGATTATGATCGGCACGGCTGGCACTACAATCGTCCTGCTTGTAGGCGTTTTGCTGGGGCAGTGATCACAGTCTTTGTTCTGATGGTCTACATCGGCTTGGGCGATAACCAAAAACTACACTCCGACAAAATGATTTTTCGCAGTCTGGTGGACTGCCAGTGGTATGCCGCACGCATGGTTCGTGTTTACGGCAACTACGGTTACACGCGGCCTGGGACAGAGAAGA